CTTGCCTCGTTAGCTCAGTTGGTAGAGCATATCACTCTTAATGATGGGGTCGTAGGTTCGAGACCTACACGGGGCACCACTAACCCATATCTTAAAAAATCAAAAAACATATAAGAGCATATAAAAGCACCTAGAAAAAGGGCTTTTACATACATTGTTAAACATACGACAACATATAATAATATATATAAAAATCCTTGCAAATAATTATTTTTTACGGAACAATTACGGAGTAAGAGAAAAATGATAAAAGGAGCTCCGTAAAAAATGCCAAAGATACCTAAACCGCTAAGCGATATGGAGATAAGATCGCTAAAGCCTACAGACAAAATTTATAAAAAATGTGATGGCAGAGGGCTATATATTTTTATCAATCCAGATGGTCGCAAATATTTCGCACTCGAATATAAAAGTCCAATAGATCAAAAGATAAAACGTATAAATTTAGGTGATTATCCTAGATATACTCTTGCAATGGCGAGAGAAGAGCGATTTAAGATGGAGCAAAAAATAAGGGGTGGCATTGACATCAAAGCGAAAGCCAAAAAGGATGAGCGAGCAAATTTTAAAATGATCGCACAAAAATGGTTAGAGGTAAAATCCGCAAGTGTAACAAAGCAGACGCTAAGTAGGGATATTAGGCTGCTTGAAACACACATATACCCTTATTTTGAAAATTTAGACATAAGAGATATAAGTGTAGATGATGTGATAGATGTTTTAAAACGAGTTGAGGGCAAAGGTTTACTTGATGGTACGAGGCGACTATACTCATTTTTAAATCAAATTTGGCAGTCTGCGTATAACATCACTCAAAACAATATAATTGCAACTGTCAACTATAAGTTGACATTTAAAAAACCAAAAGAGAATAACTACGCGACACTAACAAAAAAGGCGGACATTAAGGCGCTTTGGCAGGGATGTGACGAATATAACGGCGACGTGCGAACAAAATACGCCCTAAAACTTGCAATACTTACGGCTTTGCGTCCATTCAATATTAGATCGATGAGGTGGGAGTATATCGATTTTGATCGAGAGACTTTAAAAATACCTGCTGGCGATATGAAAATGAGAGATGAATTTACGTTGCCGCTATCAAAGCAGGCGGTAAATTTATTAAGAGAGTATCAAGGGTTAAGACTTGGCCAAATTTATCTTTTTAGTGCCTTGCAAAGCGAGGATCGATATATGAGCGAAAATACGCTTAACGTTGCGCTTAGGCGGATGGGGTTTAGTAAAGATGAGATAGTATCGCATGGATTTCGTGCTATGTTTAGCACTATTTGCAACGAGTATATTGACGAACATGGATTAAATTTTGACATTATAGAAAAGTGCCTCGCACACAAAGGCACTAACAAAATAAGAAATACATATAACCACGCTGGCAACTTGACACAAATGCGTAAACTTATGCAGTGGTGGGCGGATTTTCTAGATAGTCTTTGAGTTATTGCAAAGAGCGACTACAAAATCGCCCATTAAATTTAGGCAATGTTAAAAATTTGCCTTAATATCTCGACGCTATAAGTGTTTATTCTGCCATATCGCGGATCGATCACCGCGCCCATAAAAGCGCCCTGCTCGTCGCTCATCTTTTTAGCTTTTTTGCCTAAACTTGGGATGTGATAGCCTTTTTGTGAGATACCATACAAATTCATGTAGGCAATAAGCGTCATATAGTTATCGTTGTTTAAAATTCGGTTGATATTGTGCTTTGCTTTTAGCTGCTCTTTGTGGATTTCATCCGTCCTATTTTCTAGCTCGTGGATCTTTCTATCCTGCTCTTTTAGGTAGTTTAGTTGGATTTGCATATAGTCGAGTTGGCTAACGGTGACCTTATCTCTTTTGTAAGCCTTTTCAACTTCGATAAAATAACGCCTTACTTGCTTGCCTTTTTCGTTTCGCTCCATCATCGCTATCTCTTTCGCGATGTCGGTTGTGAGAATATACTCGGTTATTATACTCGCCTTTTTGCCGTACTCTGTGATCGTTTCTCTTTTTTGAGAAACGATCATATAGTCGGCGTTCAAGATAGCATCCGTCTCATCAAGTCGCCTTTTGATCCAGTCTGAAAATTTAGTATCACTTTCTAAAACCTCGTGTAAGTCTCTAGCATTTACCGCATTTACTTCAGTATTGTTTATCATTGCTTGGCTAATTGTGATTATTTCATTCATTTTGCACCTCTTAAAATGGTATATCTTGGCTATCGTAATCAACACAATCGACATCTATATCTGGCACGTCATTATATTGTGGTACGCTTTTGCGCTGCGCGTCTTGGCTTTGCTGTGACGTGCTGCTAACTTGATATGCGTTGCTTTTTTGTGGCTCGCCGTCTTTGCTACCTAGCATCTCCATACTCTCAACGGCGATTGAGTGCTTTGAGCGATTTTGTCCGTTTTGATCCGTCCATTGCTCAAATTTAAGCCGTCCTTCAATCAAAAGTTTTGATCCTTTTCTCAGATATTGGTTGGCAATCTCTGCGCCTTTACCAAAAAAGCTAATATCAATGAAGCAAGTATCCTCTTTTTTCTCTCCGTTGATAGCAAATTTATGGGTAGCGGCGATCGCACTTTTGCCTATCGCTGCACCGCTTGGAGTGTATCTAAGCTCAATATCTCTTGTTAAATTGCCAACTATTACTACTTTGTTAAACATTTTTTGCCCCTATCTCGTTTAAATTAACCCCTTTTAAAATTTGTAGCACTAACGTCTCTTTGCCTGCGAATTTATCTTTTAATCTCGTGTCAAGTACGCTTTGCCAGTACTCATCAAGCTTCTTATTAAATTCTGCTATCACTTCATTTTTAGGGCGCAATGTCCTAACGTCTAGCTTGCGATCTATTTTGTCGCGTGAGTGAAATAGCGCGACCGCATCATCAAAAGTCATTTTAAGCTCCTAAGTCGTATTTGATCCAAGCAATATCTACTACTTTGCCGCCTACTTTTGAGACGATAAAGCCGTCACTACTAACATAATAAAATTTACTCCAAAACCTCGCCTTTTGTCCGTCAATAAATTTATACATTTCAACTCCTCTATGATGCGTGATTTAAAAATTTAGGTAGTGCCATTTTGATATTTGGCTTATACTCTGTCTTGTTTTGCGCGATCTGCTTTATCTCGTCAAGCACCAGCGCGCGCGTCTCATCGATCACACTGCTCACCATTTTTAAGAATTCATCCTCTTTTCGCTTGATGTTTGCGAGTACGTTTATCTCTGCCTCGCTTGTCACGATATAGCAATCAACTTCTTTTTTCTGTCCATACCTATATACTCGGCGCAGCGCTTGAAAAAAGCCCTCGAAACTATCGCTAAGACTTGCAAATATTACGTTTTTGCAGTATTTTTGCCAGTTCATACCAAAGCCTGCGATCTTTGGCTTTGTGATGAGTACTCTTATCTTGCCATTTGCAAAGTCGCTCATCATCTTAGCCTTATACTCATCCGTGTCACTACCTTTGATCTCAACTGCGCCAGCTATTAGCTCTTTTAGTAATTTGCCCTCGTCGTTTAGCTCACACCATATAAGATAGTTTTCATCGCTATTATTTACGATATTAGCGACCGCCTCGCATCTATCCTCTAGGCTCTCTTTTTTTGCCTCTCGCCTCTCGCTTAGTGTTTGCGCTGAGGTTGCAAAAAGTGAAGTTTTTGGCTGATGCTCGACCTCGATATGGTGCATTTTTAGAGGCGGTAGTTTAAATTTAGAGTCTTCATCGAGACTATATCCTAGATCGCTAGGCTTTGTAAAAAACGCACTCCAAGAGCTTACAAAACGCCAAAACGGCTTTTGCGCATGACCTTTTAATATCCATTTCGATGTGTCGCTGCCATCATGGATAAAGTAAGTCGCCAGCATCTCGCTAAGGCTCATAACATTTAAAAATTCAGTATGGTTGCCTAGCTCAGTGTAATCATTTGGCGATGGTGTAGCGCTACAAGCGAGCTTATAAGGCGTGTGTTTAAAGCCCTCTATGATCATATCTCTACTCTTTGATGTGTAGCTTTTTATGCGGCTACTCTCGTCAAGCACAACGCCCACAAACTCATATAGGTTAAATTTATCCAGCTTTTCGTAGTTTGTGATATTTAAGCCATTGATAACATCCTCGCTGCTCTCACAAAATTTAACTTCATAACCTAGAAGCTCTTTGATTTCATCGATACTTTGATGAGCGACCGCTAAAGGAGCGATGATAAGCACTGGCTTATGCTCTTTTTGCCACACTCTATAAGCCCACTCGCCTTGCATGGCTGTTTTGCCACTGCCAGTCATCGCAAATATTGCAAAATGCCCTTTTTTAAGGGCTAAATATACTAAATCCTTTTGATACTCAAAGAGCGCGCTATGCAAATCCTCTCTTTTTATATCAACGCTTTTGAAATTTATCTTTTTCTCTTTTTGTCTTAAAAAACTTTCATAATCCAAAACACTCATTTTTTATCCTTAATGTAAGCAACTTTGAAAAAAATCAGGCAAGGATCTAATCTCGCCATCATCAACTATCAAATCCCTAATCTCAAAATGCTCTTCTAGACTAAGCGACGCCATGAGTTTTGATAGCGTCTTAAGCCTCGTGATCTCAAAATCACTCCTTAATAAATCCATCTCTTTTTTGCCAAGCCTTGATAAAAAGAGCGCTTTATTTAAAGCGATATATTTTTTAATCTCATCTTTACAAGCGTCTTTAGCTTTTTGCCTATATGGCTCAAATTTATCATCCATTTTTAGCCCCTAGAATAAGCTTTGTTCGCCTCGCTCACGAAGTGCAAGCTCGCAATTTTTACGAGCGACATAAAAATAAGACGGCTTAAGCTCGATGCCTATGCCTCTACGTCTCATTTTTAGAGCTTGATAAACCTCCGACCCGATACCAAGAAACGGAGTAAATACGATGTCATTTTCATTGCTCCAAAGCTGTAAGGCGCGCTCGATAACGTCAAGTTGTAAAGGGCATATATGCTTCTCGTCGTTGTCATCTCTACTGCCTTTCAGTGATAGAGTATTAGACTGATTTATATCCATCCATACTGGGCTTGCGTATCTTTGCCATACTTCGATGCTGCCTCTGTTGAGGTTGCCTTTAGTCTCGTCAAATTTAGCTGTGATCGGCGTGCCATCTCCTGCGTAGTGATCAAAGCCGCCACTTATCGGCTCGGCATTGTCGCCTGGCTTTCTCATTGTGACGAGATAGTCGGCTATACCTTGCCTACACATCGCGCTATCTTTTACGATCTGCTTATGTAGTAGTCCGAGCGCTTTAGTGCGTTGCTGTGCTACAACTGGATCTTTCCAGATACACACCTCAGAGTGAAAAATAAACCCCACGCTCTCAAAAAGCTTTATAAGCTCACCTCTAAAATCACGGATGCCGATATAACCATCTTTAAATTTAGAATATGGCAAATTCATGCAGTGAAAACTCATCAAGCGCCCACTTTTAAGCACCCTAAAGAGCTCACGAGCCAAAAATTCAAAATGCACCATAAACTCGCCTTTGTCCGAGTTACCCATATCGCGATCCGAGTTTGAATAAGTATAAAGGCTATCAAATGGTGGCGAGTAGATAATATAATGCACGCTCTCATCCTCAAAGCCCTTTATCACTTCGCAGCTATCACCGTTATAAATAGCGTAATCATCGGCTACTACTTGATCTAAAACGTCCATCTTACGCCCCTTTGCTCTTGATAAGCTCTAAAATCTCATCACGATCGACAAAAACACTTCTAGCAGTTACGGCGTAGCGCTTTATGATGCCCTTTTGCGCCCATTTTTTGATCGTTATGATGCTTAAATTTAGCATCGCCGCCGCGTCCTTGTAGCTCATATAGTTTATTTTTTCTATTTTCATCACTCGCCCTTTAAAAATCGCTCTTTGATCTGCAAATTCTCAAAAACTACACATATATGATTAGCTTTTGCGAATTCGTACTCCTCTTTTATCCCTTTGCTTTTGTCGTTATAAAGCACGTCGGCGATAAAGAGAAAATCGCACTTTTTAAGCTCACCAAAACACTTTTTCATAGCCTCATCGCGGCTTATATTAAGCTCGCCAAATTCCAAAACTGGCATAAAAAAGTTAAATTTCGAGCTAAAGATATGCTTAGCCCTATCTTGTGCTTTACCTGCTAAATAAAAGGCATCGCCAACGCTAAAGCCTGCATTTAGCACCGTATCATAGGGGCTTGCAACATATACTCTAAGCGTCTTTTCTGCTTTCATCGCGTAAGCCTCTCTCAAGTGTCTTATAGAGGGATAGCCCTCAACTAAATTTCTTAGCTCATCCTTGCTAAATGCAAATGCCGCTTTTTGTGTCTTATACATACTCTGCCTTTTATGCGGATTTTGTAAAAGATAAGTGACGTCTATTATCTTTTAAAAACTCCACTTGCTCGCCAAGCACGCCAATATCAACGCCATAAGGATAAGCGTTGCCAGTTAGTCGGTTGATCATCTCATCCATAACGGCGACATACTCCGCCAAGCGGTCATATTCTGCGTGATCTATAAATTTATCTTTGAGCTTAAAAGTAAGCTCTAGCCTATGCCATCCACTTAAGCTCTCATCTAGCTTTTGATGATGGTAGTTTGTTTGCTTCTCAAATTTGTCATAAAAGCAAATTTTCTTAAGTCCATAAAAACGCTCATAGCAGGCGTTAGCGTAAATGGTGCTCTTGTAGCTTATGAACTTGTCACCAAAACGATTAAGACGCTTTTTAAGCCACTCTTTTGAGCTTGCTCCTGCATGCTCGTCGCACTTAAAGTCATGAGCTATATCCCACTCGTAAGGTTTGAAGCGACGCAAAAATTTACTTAGCACTTTGTAAGTTTCTTTAAAAACTTCACGGCTAGGCTGGTAAAGCCCTGCAAATACCACTTTAATATAGTATCCATAGGGCTTTTTACGCTTTTTACAAAGATCGTTTAGCTCGTTTGAATTCTCAATTACGATCATCGAGTTAGTTAAGCTCGTCACACCCTTTTTAAAGCTCACATAGCGGATTTTATATTTCACACCTTCAGGCAATAAAAGCGGCTCATCTGGTTTATCAGCTTTAAATTTATCTTTCACGTAAGTCGTGATCGCTTTGTTTCGGTTTATGCTGCGAAGCTTCGTGCTAAGCTCGATCTTGCGCATAAATTTTAAAAAGCTCGACTTTGACAAAATGAAACGATAAGCATCAATCCCAGTGCTAAAATTCAAAATCAATCCTTTTATTTTTTTCTAGGTCTCAACGACCAACTAAAAACTATTTTGTATAAATCAATGCCACAGCTGCAATGCAGAGCATAAATAAGAATAAAAGATTTGGCGTTAGCATTCTTTCTCCTTTTTCAAAACGTCTTTAAGCTCATCCGTTAGTCGATCCAGTGTTTCAAGTGAGCTTTTACGCTCATCTTTTAGCTCTTTTAAACTCTCGTCCAAGTTTTTTGCACCTCTAAAATTGCCGCCTTTTGTCAGCTCGACCGCATAGCCAAGCGCCGCCATCGCTTCGATAAAGGCTAAAATTTCGCCTATATTTCTATCTTTTTGGCTCATCTGTTGTCCTTTTAGCTTGCTTTGTTTTTATTTAGATAGATAGAGCCTGCACACGTGCCATCGCCTACTTTGGCGTTTGATGCACTTCGCCAGTCGATACCATCGTTTTCTAGTATTTTTGCATTTGCCTTACTCACATATCCGCCACTAAGTGCGTAATAAGCTATTCCCCTCATCTCGCAATAAGCCTTTAGCGTCCATCTCGTTTTGTCATATATAAGCTGCGCTAGTGTTTTCATCTTACACCTCTTGTTTTGTCTTTTTGTTTGGCGTCTTGTTTCTCATCATTTTTTACCCTTTTTGCTATAATTGTTTTATTGATGAGTGAATTATATGACACTTTTTGTCATATGTCAATTAAATTAAACTTAAATATGACAAAAAAAGGCGTAAAATGAAAAAAAATGACATAAATTTAAAAGAAGTAAGAAAGCAAACTGGATTTACACAGCAAGAAGTAGCGGATAAGCTAGGGGTGTCGCTTAGAACATATCAAAGATATGAGATTGATGGCGACGGGGTGGATTACAAAAAACTAATGCAAATATCAAAAATATTAGGAGTTGATATGGGGCAAATAACTGGCGCTGTAGCGATAGGTAGTGGCAATATATCAATAAAAGGTAACGACAATCAAATCAATGAGCCACACAATCAAAAGCTCAACACACCGCTTTATAAAGAATTTGAAAAGTTGTATGAGGAGTATGGGAATAATACTATGTTGCTTTCTTTTATAGAAAAGCTGAAAAAAGTGAAAGAATTATCGGAGGGATAAAATGAGTGCAGCTATTGATTTTTTTGGCAAATATGGGATGGCCCTTGTAGTTATTGCTTTTTTTGCATTTATTTATATCAGCAATGTCAAAAGCGAGAGAGAACGCCACAAAAAGGAATACGAAGCAATAAGAAGAGAAGAAGTAAGTAGGATAAGCGATGGGGTAGCAGGGGGAATATTGGCTGTTTTTACAAATGAGGATTTTTTACAAGCGCTAAAAGATGGAGCGTATATAAAAATAGATATAAATGTCGATGGCTCGCAAAACATAGTTATCGCAGGAAGTCACAATAACATCGCAAAGGAGTAAAAAATGGATAATCACCAAAGACCAGCACATGACGAAAATGGCAACATTATAAAGACAAATGATAGTTTTTTGGATGATCCAGCGCCAGACGTTGAATTTAAAGACAAAACTTTTGTTTTGACTGGGGTTTTTACAATAGCAGATAGATCGGAAGTTGCAAGAATGATACTAGAGCGTGGTGGCAAGACATCTAAGGCAGTAACCAGAAGCACGGATTATGTGGTGACCGCTGAAGTAGCTAGCAGTGCTTACGTCAATGGCAACTATGGCACAAAAATAAAAGAAGCAATAGATCTTAAAAAACTAGGCATAAAAATTGCGATAATCAGCGAACAACACTTTATAAAATTTATAAAAGATAGTGGTGTTATAAAAAAATTAGATAGCATGGAAATTCATAAAGACATAATCGAGGGGCATATGATGCCTTTTAGGCAAAAAGATATACCAAAAGAAGATAGAACATTCTATGGCATAACGCTAGACCAAAACGAATTTTATACTGGATTACCTCTTGAAATAATATATAACCATAGCAATATGGGAATTATAAAAATCGATTTGAACTATCAATGTTATCATGATGGTTTTTTTATCGGAGATAACAAGCGATACGACATAAAAAGGATAATAAAGGCCATAGACAAAAGAAATGGCAAAGAGTTATCAAATAGTGAGTTGGTGGAGTATATCTTTAAAAATTTAGATGATGAGACTTTGATAAGTTTGTTTATAAAAGGCATTTTAAAAGATATGCCAAGCGCAAGAGCCTTATATAACGCAGGGTATAGATCGCTCAAAGAGATCGAAGTAGCAAGCGATGATGAACTACTATCAATAAAAGGCATCAAGACAAAAAAGCTAAATGAGATAAGAGAATTCTTTAAAAATGGATGCAAATATATATAAAATTTAACATCGCTCCGACAAATACGGCATATATTTCGGCTTAATCTCCGCTGAATATAAAGGATATATCTATGCCAAAAAAAGAGCGATAATTGCCGAGCTTATCGCTATGCTTATGACCTTTTACAAATGCGTTTTAAGCATCAATTAAAAATCCCATCTCTTAATAGTGGCGTAATAGAGTAAAAAATTCTCATGGGTCCTCCTCAGCCCTTATTTTTAGATGCGGTGCTTAACCGCGAAAAAAATGGGGTTATAATCGTTTTTTAGGCACTTCGTTATCGTTTTTTTGATATTGGGACTGACCATTATTATTATGATAGCTTTGAGAATGAACGTTCGATAACAGATATAGCTGAGAAGAGTTATATGCCAGCATTGGAGGCTATGTTACAAATGGTTCATGAACATGGAAAAGCTTTCAAGGTGGCTTTCTCATTATCAGGAGTAGGAATAGAGGAACTTGAAATGCACGCCCCACAAGTTCTTGAGAAATTGCAAGAATTAAATAATACTGGTTGTGTAGAGTTCTTAGCAGAACCTTATTCGCATGGTCTTGCCTCATTGGCTAATGA